GAGAACTTGGTCATTTTCAAGACCTTGTCCTGGTCGGGAACAACGTTGACTACGTTGTCCGCATAGCGGGCCTTCGTGAGACCGTTGAGGGTTGTAAGTGTATCTGCGGCTGCCATGATGAATCTCCTTTAAGTTAATTTTCGGAGGCTCCCACATAGCTCATCCGTACTGCGTGCTGCTTTACTTCCTCAACGGGTAGAGGTGCTTTCGCAGTTGCTCATCCGTTCACGTCGGCTGGGTAGAGACGGCTGGGCCGGTTGCTCATCCAGAAATCTATGATTGCTTGATCAAAGCGTCAGCCATCTTCCAAGCAGCCTTCGCTATTTCCTTCTCTGTCAGGCTCCCGATACTTCCCTGGAAGCTATAAAGCCCTTGAAAAATCGCTTCTGCCATACGCATCCCAATAACTTCGCGCTTTGTCATTCCCCAATTGCAGTGGGCATTCCACGCAAACGGGAAAGCGCGCTCGTCGGGAAGAATCGGCACCTATTTAAGGCCTAGGCGCTGATCCCTTTGTGCCAACCAATCCGTCATCGACATCTTCTTGCTTGGCTGCGGAGTCGCGTTTCCTGGTTTTGGCCCAGGCTTCGGTGCGAGCCCACGCGCACGGAGCTTTCGCAGGTCGGCCCGGCGTAGCATCTTCAAAAAGTCTGCCGGCACAGAGGCCAGGATGCGGTCTTCGTAATCCTCTGGCTTTTCCGCGGCGTATCTCTCGGGAAGCAGGAACTGCGGCTGCATCCCGGAAATCTCGTCTTTAACCACCGCAGCCACCTTCGCCATGTCGACGGGGATCTTCGCCTTGCTCAACGCCTTGATGTACTGCGCGAAGCGGGCGACGGTATAGGAGGTCTTGGGAAGCTTGAACTCCTCGATGGCCTTTGGGATTTCACGTTCCCAATGCTCGCGGCGTTGCTGCTTCATGGCCTCAAACTCGCGATCTTCCTGCTCTTTTTTCGCCTGTTCCTGCTGCTCTTTTAAAGTGGAAAGCTCGGCTTCGGCCTTCTTCCCCCGCTGAAGCGCATCCCATTCCTCCGGGGTGTATTTCGACTTCATGCGTTCCTCGTTGACCATGTCCCACACGTAGGACTCGGCCAGTTTTCGCACGTCGTGGCCCAAGGCTGGATTCGCCAGAACCTTCCACGGATCCTTGCGCAGCGCGCCGATGAGCTGGTTGACCTGGCTGTTGGTCATGTCCAGATCCTTTTTCAGCTTGGCGGCTAACTGCATACGCTTGTCGGCTTCCCGCGACTTCATTTCGGAAACCAGCATCGCCTCTTTGACCTTGGGATTCATTTCCTCCCAAACAACGCCATCCTTGGCCATCCGTGCTGCCAGATCGGCTTCGAGTTGGCTGTTGTATTTCTTGGTCTCTGGCGCAGGAGGCGTACCACCATCGCCCGTAGGCTGTGGCTGGGGAGGAACCTCTGGCACCTTCCCTTGCGCTTTTGGATCAGCGACAGGAGGCTGTGCCGGCGGTGTTGCGGGCGCATTCTCGGCCGGTGCGGCAGAAGCTGGAGCTGGAGTGGGTGCTGGTTGGGTCATGGGTTTCTCCTTTAGTCGCCTTTCCCGTTCATGGTGACGAGAAGGTTAAGCCCGCCGGTGGTCGGTCCGATGACCGCCAGGCGGATGAATTGGTATCCGACGTTCCCGAAGTCCCAGGAGGTGGAAGCACCACCCGCGGTATAGCTCAGGACCGTGAAGCTTGAAACCGCCACGCCTCCGCTGGTCGTGGTGTAGTCCTGCCAAAGGCTTCCGTCGTTTGAGACCTGCCATTTACCGCTTGGGATTCCGCTGATTGCCACGGGCGCCAAGGTGAAGGTATTGGCGGTCGTCTGGGTGCTTGAGCTGGTGAGCGTAATCGCTGTTCCAGCGCGGGCGTTGGTCACGCTCGATGCCAGCTTGATCGTGTTGTAGTCGACGGGGATGACAAAGTAGGTGGTCTGGTTCGTCAGACCCCCCAAGGTCGCAGCCCCGGCGCTGGAGTACAAAACCGCAAAGCCAACCATAGACGCTTGGCCGTTTGCGGTCGCGCGCGCCCAGAAAGGGTTGGCTGGGACGTTGATGGATGCCGAAAGGGCAACGTCCGAGTCCGTACCGCCTGTCATAACGCTGGAGGCGTTCCCGTTGCTGTTTAGGAGAGTGACGGGCGTTGATAGCGCCAAGGCACCCTGGCTTGAGGTATAGAGCGCGTAGTTCGAGGCCGTGCCCACCGAAAGCCCCGTAAGCCTTACCACGCCGCAGCCGTTGGAAAGGCCGCAAGCAAGAGGCGCAGTTGATGTGATGATCGAAGACAACGAGCTATTGGCGTTGATCGCCGTCGAGATTGCATTGGCCGTGATCGCGCTCGAAACCCCTACTGCCCACTGACCCGACCCAGACCCCTGCTGAAGCGACACGTTGTTGATCGCAATGATGGCATTGTCGTTACCGCCCGAGAATGACGACGCGCCGGCTGTGATCGAGGACGTTCCGACAACAGAAAGCGGCTGCTGATTGCACCAGGTTCCAGAGCTTGCGCAGGATATGTTTACCCGGTTTGTTGGAGCCGTCACGGTAGCCACGAACTGCGTGGCATTGGCGTTGATGGCGTTTTTAATCGATGTGGCCGTTCCAGCGGTCGAGCTTTGAACGTACCAATGGATGGACTCGCTCAGGGTTGTCCCGCCGATCGCAATCGAAGAACCAGTCAAGGCGCTGGTGGAAAGAACCGTCAGGGTGTTCGTTCCCTGCTTCCCGGCTAATCCAGTGACGCTTGCGACGGTAATCGATCCGGTTGATGTCGTCCCGTTATCGAAGGTCTGTGACGTAACCGTGGCGCTGGAATAGGTGGCTGTAGCGGAGAGCGTCTGGATCCCGCGGTTGGCCAGGTTCAGCGAGTAGTTCTGGCTATAGGCAAGACCCGACTCGTAGACGAGTGGGCCTGTGTAGAGGGTGCGCAACGCCCAAGCAGCGGTGGCGACCAAGGCTAAAAGGCTGATGATGACGGTGTTTCGCTTCATTACATTCCTCCTGTAGTCGGGTTGAACGGCTGGCCGCTCATGGGGTTATTCGGCATGTTCGGCTGCCGTACCGCGTTCGCCTGGGCTTGAATCGGGTTAGATGGATTGATGACCTCCGACGGTGGCCCACCAGCTCCAGGCGGTGGCGGCGGGGCTCCCCCTGCTCCCGGTGCTGCCATACCCTGGTTCAATAACGGCTGGTTCGTTGCTCCTGCCAAAATCGGGCTCATTCCCATCAAAAGCTGTTCGTGCATGGCGATGTGCTGGCGAACCGCTTCCACAACCTCCGGCTTAAAGCGGGCGTCCAAATTGGCCAGGACAGTTGCGTGCTCGGCGATGTGAGTCATGTGTAAATCAGTCTGTAAAGCGGGGATGATCTTCCCATCTAGAAGCTCCTCGTTTTCCTCTTTGATCAGCATGAGCTGGCTGGTGAGGCCCTGGGTGGCTTGCTCCAAGGATCCTGTTTCCAGGATGGTCAGGAATTGCTTGGCATCGATCAGGTTCTTTCCGAGCAGGTCTTCGGCGATCTGGAGCTTTCCAGAGGTAGTACGCGCCAGCGGGTTTGCCATCTCGGCTGTCACGCGATCGATCTGGCTAATGTCGTCGCCCTTGAACTCGGGTAGGTATTGCACGTTCTGTTTACCGACGATAGCGATCATGCGTGGGGCCTTGGCGTACTCCTTCAGGATGTCCAATACGCCCGTCCCGGACGACTCCAGGAGCTGGGTGTAGCTCTTGGAGAAGCTGGACATAAACTGGATGGATTGGGAGGCTACGAGGGCTAGGGCAGCGCCGGACTTGAGCGACGCTTCCGGCTGGCCGCGGACCACGCTGTTCACCCCAGAAACCGTTTCCATCTGGATGATCAGGTGGTCTATGTGCTTGAAGATCTCGGCCGGCGTAGAAGTGAGCTGTAGGACACTCGGTTTGGTGTCGATTCCCGGCTTTGCGTCGTACTCAACAATTTTAAGTCCACCCTGGAGGGCGGTGTACTCAATGCCACTACCCTTTGCGACCAGTAGGGATTGAACACCGAACATTGCCTGGTTGGAGGCAATAATCGAGTACAGCATGTTGAGGTTCTCTTGGATGGGCAGCAGGTCGTATAGGACCGAATATCCGAAGCACGTGCCATGTTGTTCCCTCGGTGCGATCCGGTGAAGGATCTTTTTATGTGGAAGCGGGCCGTCCATGAGGATGACGTCCGAGTTGTCGATGAACATGACAAAGCGGCCATCGGGAAGAATGGTGCTCTTGCGGTGGATGCCGAAGTAGAGGAATATCTGGTCGTCGTCGGCCTCGAAGGAGGCGTGCCCGATGCGCTGCTTGCGCATGTTCGAGGGCGAGCTGGATACGGATAGGATCTCGGTTTGGTACTGCGGAAACTTGGCGGCCAGCTCCCAGCGGTTTACCTGCTTACGACAAATCTTCCAGAAGCAATCGTCCGGGCGACCGACCGAGTAGTCCTTGGCAACGTCCATCGGGGCGAAGAAGTCGAATACGATGTCGCCCTGCTTGGTCACGCCACCCGTTTGCTCGCCCGTCTGCTGGTCAACGTCGGCCGCTACATCCTCGCCCAATGTCGAGTCCCATAGCTCCATGAGCTCGGCTTCCCCGAATAGGAGCGACAGCTCGGCGGTGTCTTGGTTGTAGCTTTCGAGGCTCCGCTCGCCCAGGTAGTACTCCAGAACCTGGTCGCCCACCTTGGTCTGGGCCAAGCTCTGGAAGTCTCCGTTCTGCGCGCGGGCCTTCAGGTTCGGGCGGTTCTGGGTGACGTTGTTGAGGATGTGGCCACCGATATTGGCAAAGTGGTTGACCTGCGCCATGATGAACTGGTTCTTGTCGCCCCCTTGGCGAAGGCGGGCGTTTTCCATGCCGCCCAAATACCAGTTCTTATAGACCCGCTTCCACGTCGAAAGCCGGCCTGAACGCTCGAGGTAGGAGCGATAGTCGTCCTGCTTCTTGAACGCGCCCTCAACGAACTCCCGGCCGTGCTTTAGCCAAAGGTAGTCGTTGATGCTGTTGCGGGGCGAGTCCCGGTCAGGTACAGACGGTGCTGTGGCGCCGAGTTGTCCCATTAGTTAAACGAGTGCGCTGGTCGCAAGGTTGTGAACTCCTCTTTGATCCCTGGATGGTCGCGGTGGATCTGCTCACGCAGGAGTGCATAGCCGCGCCGTAAATCGTCCCGTGTTGCGTCCGGCTTCATGCGCTTGGGGTAAACGCCAACCCCGCCAACGATGGCGCCGATGATGATGAAATTGCCCTGAACGGAGCGGAAAGGCTTGGACATACGAAACTTTCCCGGTGGCACGTTAATCGGCATCATGCGTGCTCCTCCCCATCGCCTACCCAAGGCCTGAGCTGCTTAACGATCTGCTTCTCATGCTGGGCGCCGTGGTACTCGTTCACATGCTCAATGCCGGTCAACCGATCATCCTTGGCCTGCTTGATGTCCTGGGTCGACTTGTGATATTCGGGGTTGCCCATCACGGAGGCTGTGAAAGCGGCGATGCGCTGATTCATAGTCGGAGGCTTAATCACGATTCCATCCATCCAAAAAGGGATTGCCCACCGTAACCGCCTGCTCCATTTTCTGGGTGCTCACCTGCTTCGGCGGTGTGGGGATAATCTGGTTTGCTTTGTCGAAGTTGTAGTCGGAAGGGATGGGGTTATGCGTCTCGTCGATGTTGCGGATCGCATAGATGAAACTGGCCAGGGCGTCCATGTGACCCAACGCTGTCGTGCGCGCGAACTCGTCTTTGGTTTTGTTCCAGATCCCATCTCGCAACGTCTGGATTAGGAGCTTACAGCGCGGGTTCACTTCCACCCGGCCCATCTTCACCATCATGCGCGCCTTGTTCACCATCGCAATCAGCGTGTCTTTAGTGGTGGCACCGATCGCCAGCTTGTGCATGATCGTCATGTCCGCCAACAGAATCTGGTTGTCCGAGTCGCCGGTGCGCTTATAGACCTTGTGGTTCGGACCCCAATGACCAAGCTCCTTGGCCTTGAGTTCCGCGGCAAGCTGGTCAGTCGTCCACTCACGGCCCTCATAAACGATCTCGTCCTCAAACACCACGATCCCGCGCTCGAAGTCGTAATAGTGCAGGTGGCCAACCGTTTTGTCGACGGAGCCGGTGTCCAGCGAGAAATACTTGTCCCAGAACCTAAATTTGTCGTCGCGCTTGGCGACCTTGATGAATCGATCTTCCCACTCCGGGATGATGAGCCGGTTCTTGTCGACTACCCACTTGCACTCCATCTCGCGTTCCCAGGCGATCTTGCCACCGGGCATCGCCAGCATGCGCCGCTTCATCTGTTCGATCTTGTGCGCCGGCACATCCGAGTTGTAGATGTCGAACACCGCCACCGAGCCGGACAAGGCTGACTGCTGGAAGATGGCTTTGATCGGATGGTTCGGAGTTTCGGGAGGGGTGGTCGCAGCGATGATGCGCGGGTTCGATTTGGTGCGGATGAACATCGGGATCAGAATGTTGTTGATGATCTGGTCGAGCGGGTAGGAGTCTGTTTCATCACCGAAGAAGCTCGCTTCGTCGATGAGCACCAGGATCACTTTATGAATACCGCGAATATCCTCAATGTGCCCTTTTTCTGCGGCACAAAGATGAGCGCGAATGTTGTTTGGAAATTGCCAATAAGAATCTTGAGCATTGAAATGGGGTTTGCGTTCTGGTGGACAATCCCGGAGCACCTCAAGGAAATTGGGTCGGACGATGGTGCGCAGCTTCTTGAGGGTGGAGCTGATGATCAGGATGTTGCCGATCTCGTTGGCTTGCAGGCCGGTCTCGATGCCGAGGCACGACTCAATAAACGTCTTGCCGAATCCGCGGTGGCAGATCAAACAGAAAATATCATCGGGCGTCGCCCGGTGAATACACTCGTAAGCGAGCTTCTGTTTAGGCTGGAGCTTGGCCTTCAACCGGCCCAGTTTCCACATGAGCTCCGTTGCTTCCGGGCTCAACGTGGGGGGCTCCATTGGTTCCGTTGTGAGTGATTCCATACGCCTCCGCGCGCTTCAGTTCCTCCAAAGCATTGTCCGCATTGGACTTTGAATCCTCTGGCGATGCGGTCAGCACTTGAATTTTGGAGAAGAACTTTTCCAAAACAAACTCAATTTTCGACTGCTTCTTTTCTTCATCCAGCTTGGCAATAGACTCCCAATACCGACCCAACCAGAAGTCGGTGCGAATGAACTGCCGGTCACCCGATCCGACGGGGCGACCTGCTGGGTTACCGCTTTGACCTTTTTCAAACTTGCTCATCCTGTTTCAATCCTGTTCTTTCAGACTTTTTGACCCATAAAAAAAGCGGACACTGGGGTGGTGTGGGACACCCACAATGTCCGCTTCTTCTACGTATCTATTGGAGCCAAGGCTCGGCTTTCCGCCGATTAAGCGCGCACACCCCGGCACATCTAAAGAGCTATTTAATCCAGTCCATCACGTACTGCACGAGCGGGATCGGAACTTGCCACGTTTCTTCACGCATGAACACAATGTACCGATCCCTCAACAGCGTGATTGCCATGATTCTCATTCGTCTCTGGCTGTGACCTCTGTCACCTGATTCAAGCCCACAACAAATTTGCACTTGGCCATGTCCATGCGAAGCTGCGCCATGTGGTTCTCCAAAACAACCTGCCTGGCCTCCAAAGCTTCGATTTTAGCGGCCATTTGGCCTGCGGTGGCCCGCGTCTCAAACCATTTGCCGATCGCGCCAAATAACCGCGCCAGAACGCTCACGCCGGCACTCCTTCTTTTCCTGCGAACTCCAAATCGGCCATCAGGTCACTGACCAACACCGGCTTGCAGGCATGCGCTTTAAGCTGATCGCAAATCGGTCGAACCGATGTCCCGCTCGCCATTTCAAAATCATCCACATCCAGGAACCATCCGCACACATCGCAGCGAATCGCGGACTTCATGCGGTCGATGTAGCGGTGCAGACTGAAACCAGCCTGGCCTAAATAGTCCTGCACCCAATTCCAATTGATCGTATGCGCCATTTGCGATTCACCGTAAATCAGTGCCTGCTCAATCTGCTGCTGCTGCGCGGCTGCCATGTTGGCAGTCAATCGATCGATCAGCTCGTCTACTTTGTCCCGCAAATCCACACCAAGCCGAACCGGCTGATGCCAAACGTTCAACGTCTGACCTGACGCAACAGCTCGTCCTCGATTTTGGACAGCGTGATTGCCAGGATGTCGCGCTCCGTGACCACCTCGCGGGCAACCACCTGGTCATCAATGATGGTCACGCGTTCAACGGCATACTGAATGAGTCCGGCCGGCATTAAGCGCAAACGAAAAAAGACTTCCTTGACCTGCGGCTGCTCGGGCGCGGCGTACTCCTCGGGCTTCTTAAACTGATGCGGCTTCGATGCGGTTTTTGCGCTCATTTTTTAATATCCTCGGCCTCGACGAACTTCTTGATCGTGGCGCTATAGAAGCTTCCCTTGCTTGGCGCGGCCTTCCAATCGATCCAGGTCTGCTGCTCTACTGGCCAGTGCTCCACAACCTTGCCGCTTTTGAACCCCACCTCAAGTCGGCGCTCGATCGGGTCATAGTCTGCATACTGCAACCAGCTCGAATTGTCGAACACCAGCTTTTCGCGCTCGGTCGATGGGGCGTGACCGCTCGGAACGTTCACTTACGCCGGCTGGAGGACTTCTTCGCCCTTTTTAAGCTCCACCTCGCCAACGAAGGTGGCAGGCTGCCCACCCACGGCAGCCGCAGGTGCGGCATCAGGTGGCGTTTCGGGATCCGCGATTTTGATCTCGCCGGATTGGTCGGGCATCTGCGATTTGATCTCATCGATGCGCGTTTTTTCGCCATTGATCACGCCTTCCAACCAAACCATCGCGTGCGCCAGCTCAATCACTTCCACGCCTTGAACTGAAATGCGCGCTGACAATTTTTTCAGCGTTTCAAGCGATTCCAAATTTTTCGAGCGATTCACCATCTCCGCAAGCAGAGCTGGCATTTTTTCCTTCGGTGCTTTTTGAGTCATTTGATACCTCCTGGCGTTTGGCGATCCAAAAATCCGACGGAGATCAGTCTTTTTGGACATAAAAAATCCCCGGCCTTAACCGAGGGTTTCAGTGGTACGCCGCACACGCGTTTGATTCATTTGTCGATAAGTTTAACGGTTTCGTGCATATTTGACACGTTGCAAAACGTTGCAATTTTCAGTCGGTGGCGCGCGGAGCGAACTGTGCTCTCTGCGCAGTGCATCATCTTCGCCACTTTTTTCGCTGGCATGCGCTCGTAAAGTTTCACGATGCGCGCGTAGAAAACAATCGTGTATTTTTTTGGCATCAGTCGCCGTCCCGCAACGTCCCGTTGTGTCGCGCCAGCCAATACGCGCAAAGCCAATCGGCGCAATTAAGGCGCGAGTCCGCGGCGTGGCCGGCACTGCCAGCATCCAACGACCTCATATTCCGCTGCCAGAAAAAGTCCTGGGAGCGCGCTGCCCACCGCGGGATCGGCTGGTCTGCAATCCACTTCCCATCCCACAAGATCGGGTTGGGGTGCCAGTCCTTCCCGGTCACGGGATCCCCAAACGATGGGATCTTTGCGTAATTGTCGCGGCCTTCGTTGTACATCTTGTCCTCCAGCGTGAACTCGGAGAGCACCTTGAGCGCCTGATCGCGGTCATCCGGGCTCCAGCCGTACCCGCCGAATTTACAGAGCTCGTTGACCCACACGTTGCCGTCCTTGGCCACCATACGGCGCATCCGCTCAAGGCCGTACACGCAGTCCTGCCGCGGTCCGCCAGATGTCAGATCGGCCAGGATGGCCAGGTGAATGGCTGCTCGATGCGTGTCATAGGACTTTTCCCACCACCACAGCCGGACCTTCGGGTAGGGGATCAAAGATCGATAACGCCGGTAGAGTCGCTCGTAATCCTGTATGAATGCGTTTTCTTTGGTGAGTGTAGCTGCGACGGCATAGATGGCGAGCGCCAGAGTAAGCCGCAGAGGGTCCGTTTTCCATCCTTGCACCAATGCTCCGTGAGTCGTCGGCCTTCCGTTGGCCCCCACAAGATTATCCTCGTGATTATGCAGTTCGGCTGCCAACCCAGCCGCCAATTGCGCGAACACCGGCTGCATCGTCGCAGGACCAAATTTCCAGCCGAAATAGATGCCGAGAAGGTGGCCGGTTGCACTGTCATTTGAAGCGTCGTCCTGGAATGTTTTGATGTCATCTGACCACCCCCTGATTAGTCGCGGCTTGGCTTCCCCCGGCACTCGCTGGTGAAGCTGGAGCCCCTTGGCCGCTTCGACAAAATGCCCGTATGTTTCTTGCTGCTGCGCGCCCTCGCCGATGCTATTGAAGCGGAGCGCGAGCATCGCCGTGTAGACTCCGTGCCAGATCGCTTGGTCACCCGTATCGATCGGACTGCCGAGCGGGAGCGGGAGGCGCGAGGCCAGAACCGTACCGTCGCAGACCCAGAAGTTGTTGACAAGGTCACCGTAGAACTCGGCTTCCATGTCCGCAAGATTTCGTTTAGAGCCTTTTGGAAACGCCGGTCTATTAAACGCAGGGAATGGGTCATTCCATTTGTTCAGTGAGTCGGTGAGGCGTATTGCCGACGCCTTGATCGCTTCGATTAGTCCCATCTTTGTCCCCCTCCACCAGTGCCATCAAGCGGCCGTTCTGGTGCATCAGCATTTGAACTTGGTTCTGAAGATCTTGGAGGTGCTTCTCTGTGGCCTCCAGCTTGCCCTTCAGGTGATCTTCGGACGGCCGCGGGATTCCCTGCTCGTCAGCGTATTTTGTGAACGCCATGAACAGCTCTCGCAGCATCACTTCGTCGCACGAGAGAAAACATTTCATGTCGCTGGCGAACGCATAACCTTCCGGGGTGTCGATCATGGAGCTTTTCCACATCGGTGCCCCAGAGTGGTCCCGCTGATCCGATAGCGAGATGCTCTCAATGCGACCTGCACCCACTCGACGAATCAAGAAAATTTCGGATCCAAAGCGGTTGTCTAACCGCCGGACCCAGACTTCCAGATTCGTCGATATGGGGAGGCCTGCCATTTATCCCTCGTTCGGCTTCAGGATGTCCTCGATGCGAACGTCATCATCCCACTGGTCGATAAAAAACCGATCAGGGCATCCGTGGATCCGGCCAAACAGAATCGGATCCTTCACGTTGATGATGTGCGCAACCTCGAACTGATCGAAGCACTTGCGATCAACCGCGGCTTCCATCTTTTCGAGCACGTGTCCCGGGGGAACTTCACTGTAGGACTCGACCGGCGTGAAGCTCAACGTCTTGTACTCGCTTCCGCGGCGCGACTCCTTTTCGAGCTTGCGGTTGAACGCCTCGATTTTCTCCGGGCGCACAAAGCGATAATGCTCGTATGCGATCGCCATTTTCCGCTTTTTGATCGACAACTCCTTCACCTTCGATGACGCGGCCTTGAAGCCAAGCTTCTCAAGCCGATCGATCACTGCTGGCTGCTCTTGCACTTTTATTTCCATTACAGACCTCCTGAAAAGAAGCCTTTTCTGACGGTAACGTTTTGCATTGCCAGATTGGCATTCATCATTTGTTGGTTATGCCACTGATTAAGACTGCCCTGGGATTGTTGGAGTCCACTCGCCAAACCCCCGAAGGTGCCAGTAGTAGTACCGAGTCCTGAAAACTGCTCGATAAGACGATTGGCATCCCGAAGAAAGGACTCCGGCGTTTCCGCCGTTCCTCCCTTCAGGTTTTCGTTGGACCGCTTCTCAATCTCCTCGGCGCCAACGCAACCTTCCAGATCCTCCATCAGGTCAACAACCTTGACGCTCATCGCCTGCCAACTTTCTTGGCAGGCTTATGCGTTTCGGGCTCCTTCCGTTTTGGGGTTTCAGCTTTTGGCTCCGGCGCTGGAGCAGGCTGCTCCTGGGCTTCTCGTTTCGGAACGTTGAAGCGTTCCGCATCGCCCGAACTACGGAAAACGGACGCGCACTGGCTATCCAGAATCACGACCGGCCGGAAGTTGCGTTGCGCCTCGTCGAGAATTGAAGCGCAGGTTTGGCAGTAATCACCTTGCAGGTTGTTTGCTTTCATGTTTCTCCTCCATTAACTTTCTGACGATTTCAACATCGCCGTTATGTAGAAACTGCTCCTGATCCTCACGACACATCACGACGATGGCGAACATCGCCAGCCGAAAGTCTCGCAGGCTCTTTACGCAGTTATGGCAGTAACGCCCCTTTAGGGGGATGATTTGCCACTTAGGCTCCGTCATTGGCCTTAGTCACGTTTGCAGCCTTCGGGCCCTTGTCCGACTTCACAACATCGAACTCCACCGACTCGCCTTCGGCCAACGTTTTTCGTCGTTCCCCGCTGTTGATCGCCGAGAAATGAACGAAGATGTCACCACCACCATCGGCTGCGATGAACCCATACCCCTTTTCGTCGTTGAACCACTTTACTCGTCCCTTCACGTTGCTATACCCCCTTCAGGTGGATTCCGAACTCTTTGAAGCCTTTGACCATCGCGTCCACACTGTCGGCGAAAAAGGCCACTACGCCGTCGCGTCTTGCTTGTTCTATCCAACGGATCTGTGCTGGCCGAATCTGCGCTTTGAACGGTCGCTTGAACTCAATGAAAAAAGTGGTCGGACGGCCATCGAGCCGTTCGTTGAACTCAATGTGCTGGCCATCCCGATCACGCGCTCTTGTGACAAACCAACCAAACCCATCGGGAATCCCTGGCTCGGACTTCTTGCCTTTTGGTCCCCATGGGATGCGCTCACGGACACGGAACACCCGCGCGCCGTTCAATTCCAAGAGCGTTCGACAAGCACCGAACACATCATCCTCGGTGATCGATCGCTCAAAGATTTGGCGTTCAGATAGTTTATTCATCCATCACGCCTTCCGATTTCGTCAACGGAGAAAACCACATAGCCCTTTTGCTGCTTAAAGTCTGTAACGTACCGAATGAATCCTTCAATTTCGCGCCCGCTGTAAGTATCTGTCACCAAGTCATACTCCTGAAGGCAAACCTCATCATGGACAGAAAATTTGCGATCATTTTTACGGATCTCGAATGGTTTAGCACCTGCCCAGGCTGCTTGGAAAAACTGTGGTTGGCACTTCAGCTCATGTCTCATTGTGAAGCTCCAATGCTGACACTGCTTCTAAAACCTCTTTCGCCTTTTTCGCAGCATCGGCGACGCTCTTTAACTGCCATCTGATCCCGCCGTCGCGAACCAATTTAACGATCCGACCGATCTCTTTTCCATCAGTCCATCGGTCTATTTCAATACCCGATGCTTCCTGGAAATCTTTAATGCGTTTCTGGAGCTGTGACACTTCGGCGTTCGCGTGCTCAAGTGCAAACTTATTCTGGCTACGCTCATTTTCAATAGCCTCTCTGACTTTTCCTTCTGCAAGTTTTTCCAGTTTCGAGGCTGGGACGTAAGCCGTAGCGATATTGCGAATGATCGACATAAAAAAGAGGCGATCGATCGCACCAGGCTCTCGCACCTCAGGAGACTTCATCGTTTTCAATCCCTTGGCGGTTCCAACAGCCCATCCCCATGATTTAGGGATTTCCTCTAGCTTGGCCACGCCATCACTTCCAGTTACGAGCCACCACTGATCGCAGTAGCCGCAAAATTTTTCGGCCTTCTCTGGATTTTTTAGCTCCCGAAGCCAGTCGTTTCGCCAGCTCTTAAATTCAAATCCAACGATCTGCAATCCGCGAGAAGGCCAAGTTCCAAATGCCATCGCGTCGCATGATTGTCCCCGCGTTTGAAATCCAGTCCCATCTCGCAGTTCGGAAAGAACAGTCCATGCTGGTTGAGGATAAGCACGCTGAACACGATCGAAAAGATCCGTCGAATTGCAAAAAATTCCTACTTCTTCTTTCATTTCACCCTCGTAAGCCGATCAATGATCCGCAAGAAAAAGGTCGCTTCCCATGTGCTGACATCAATGCCATCACGCTTATAGCGTCGAAGCGTCTTACGGATGTCGGAAATTCGGTCTTTTTCCTGCTGAGTAAGCTGCCTCACTTCGGCGCTACCTTCTCACCTTTAGCTCGAAGCCAATCCTGAAATGTCATCGTGCGCAAATTATGAAATTCCATGTTATCGGGCTGATCCCACTTCCATCGCCATTTTTGTTCGGCATCGATATAAGCCTCGGCCGCTTCCAAACGAGCGATTAGGGCAGGTAG